GCAGTAGCTAACGCCGAATTCCCCGTAAAACTGGCTTTTTTGTTTGAGCCCAAGCGATATAAGATTTTGTACGGTGGGCGCGGAGGCGCTAAGTCTTGGGGAGTTGCTAGGGCATTACTGATTAAGGCAGCCAAAGACCCCATCCGCATTCTTTGCGCCCGTGAATTCCAAGTCTCCATCAAAGATTCTGTACATAAGCTGCTGACAGACCAGATTAACAGTCTTGGCCTGCAATCCTTTTACGAAGTGACGCAGACTAGCATTAAGGGTAAGAATGGCTCGGAATTCTTCTTTATTGGCTTAAAAAACAACATTACCAATGTTAAATCATTCGAGGGCGTAGATATTTGCTGGGTGGAGGAGGCGCAGACCGTGTCCAAATCCAGCTGGAATGTCTTGATCCCGACCATCCGTAAGGACAACTCCGAGATATGGATTACCTTTAATCCGGAACTCGAGACCGATGACACCTACCAGCGCTTTGTGCTGGCGCCGCCTACCAACGCAATAGTTCAGAAGATTACCTGGCGCGATAACCCTTGGTTTCCTATGACCTTGCGGGAGGAAAAAGACAACCTCCAGATGCGGGACACCGAGGCTTACAACACCGTCTGGGAAGGCCTTTGCCGTAAGACCGTGGATGGAGCGGTATTTGCCAATGAGATAACCCGCGCTGACTTAGAGGAGCGCATTACTCGCGTTCCATACGACCCAATTAAACCCGTCCATGCGGTTTTTGACCTCGGCTGGTCGGATAATACGGCCATTTGGTTCGTCCAATTTATCGGTTTTGAGATCAGATTGGTCCGGTACATGGAGGACAGTCAAAAGACTATGTCTTATTACATGGCCGAGATGCAGAAGTTGGGCTATCACTATGACACCATCTGGTTGCCGCATGATGCTGAGAACTCCACGCTGGCAGCTGCCGGGCGCTCGATTGCCGACATTGTCAGAGCAGCCGGATATAAGGTACAGATTGTGCCGCGAACCCCAACAGCGGACTCTATCAATGCGGCCAGGACAATATTCAACAAGTGTTATTTTGATAGAGAAAATTGCCATCAAGGATTACAATGTTTAAGACATTACCGATATGATGTGGACCCAGATACCAAGCAATTCAGTAAAACGCCGCTGCACGACATTTATTCCCACGGCGCAGATGCGTTTAAATATCTTGGATTAGTGGTGAATGAGCCCCGTAAATCGGTAACAAAACAAGCCGTGCGACAGCCGGCTGGATCATGGATGGGATGATTATGGCAAACGACCAGCGTATACAAGACGCACAAAAATTCTTGAGATTCGCCAATGATGCGGACTCTTACAATCGCCAGGATGCCCTGGATGACCTCAAGTTCTCATCTGGTGACCAATGGCCAGTTGAGGTGCAAAACTCCCGCAACTTAGAGGCCAGACCCTGCCTGACCATCAACAAACTAGACGGTTTTATCCGCCAAGTCTGTAATCAGCAGCGCCAGGCGCGCCCCCGCATGAAAGCGCATTCAATGAACTCGGCTGCCAATGCCAAGGTCGCGGACATCCTGACCGGCATTTTTAAGCATATTGAGGTTAATTCAGACGCAGATACCGCTTACGATACGGCCTTTGAGTTTGCCGTGCGCATGGGCTGGGGTTACTGGCGGGTTATTACCGATTACACGCGCCCAGACTCGTTTGATCAAGAAATCTACATCAAGCCGATTGCGAACCCATTTACCGTTTATTACGACCCTAACAGTCAGATGCCAGATGGCTCGGATGCCGAGTCATGCCTGATTACTGAGGTAATGAGCAAAAAGGAATTTAAGGCCCAATACCCTAACGCGGACGATGGCGGCAACTTCAATATGCGCGGTACTGGCGATGCAGATGCCGACTGGATCATGAAGGATGACATCCGGATTGCTGAATGGTGGTACACCGAGCGCAAAAAGACTAAGCTGCTCATGCTGTCCGATGGTACGCAAGTCTATAAAGATGAGGCACCTAGCGCAGAAATGCTGATGGCAGCCGGCATTGAAGTGGTGGCCGAGCGCGAAACCATGCGCAAGACCATCAAATGGGCGAAGTTAACCGGCATGGAAATTCTCGAGGAATCAACTTGGCCTGGTAAATATATCCCCATCGTGCCGGTTTATGGCCAGCAGCTGGTGGTTGACGATAAGCGCAAGAAGTACGGCATTGTGCGTATGGCTAAAGACCCGCAGCGGATGTACAACTACTGGCGCACCGCTCTAACCGAGTCTGTGGCTCTCGCGCCCAAGGCCAAATGGCTATTGGCAGAAGGCCAAGATGAGGGCCATGAGAATGAGTGGAACTTGGCTAACATCAAGGCCACGCCTGTATTGCGCTATAAGCAAAAAGACATTGAAGGCCAACCCGCGCCCGTACCAACTCGGCTGCAGCCAGAGCCACCGGCAGCTGGAATTGTTGAGGCCACAAGTGCTATTAATAATGACTTGCAGACCGTAGTAGGCATATTTGACCCAAATATGTTGGCTCAAGGCAATATGTCTGGTAAGGCAATCCGTGGCCAGCAGATGCAGATTGATATGTCGAACTTCCATTATTACGACAATCTGACCCGATCCCTCAAGCAAACGGGGCGCGTAATCCTAGACTTAATTCCCAAGATTTACGACAAAGAGCGCGTTATGCGGATCATTGGCTACGATAACCAACCCGAAATGGTAACGATTAACCAGCGCTCCGTAGACGAAAGCGGTGCGGAGAAGATTCTCAATGATGTAACCGTAGGCGAATACGATGTTTACATGGACACCGGCCCAGGCTATCAATCCAAGCGCCAAGAGGCAGTTGAGTCTATGATCCCGTTATTGCAGGCCAACCCAGAATTGTTCCAGGCTGCCGGAGACTTAGTGTTCCGCAACATGGACTTTCCGGGCGCGGATGTGATTGCTGACCGTCTGGCAGCCATGAACCCAATGTCTCAAATTGATGAGAAGTCGGATATTCCGCCACAGGTCCAAATGCAGCTGATGGCCAGCCAGAAGATGGTTGCCGATATGCAGCAGCAGATTGCGGCCTTGACAATGAACCTGCAGCACCAGACCGATGTGCAGAAGATGAAAGAGGAAGGCGCAACCAAGCGCAAACTCATGGATGTCACCTCAAGGGCGTACAACACCGAGACCATCAATGAGGCCAAGGTCAATCAGACTAACCTCAAGGCGATTACCGACCAGAATAAAACTGAGTTAGACGCTATTACCAAACTGCTTTTAAAAGGCATGGACACTCGCGCCCTGCAGCAAGAAATGACCCGCAGGGATATGGAACAAGACATGGTGGCCTCATTTGCTGAGAACGAAGTCAATATGAATGACTCGCCATTCTTGCAGCAAGAGATGCAGATTGCCCAGGAGCCAATGACCAACCCCCAGATGGATGACCAGATGATGGCGCAGTTTGCAGCGCAAGAAATGCAGCCGCAGCCATTAGAACAGCCGGCCATTCCTGGTGTACCAATGGGACCTCGTTGACAACTATCGAAAAACAGTTTCTAATAGATTTAACCTACCGATGGGTTCATCGGGTTTATTCTTGGAGTTAATCCATGTCTGACGCAGAAGTAGTACAGGAACCGGCAAGGAAACAAGCCGGCAACATAGTAACAAGTGAGAATTTAGCTGAGTTTCATGCACAAAAACTTGGTTTAGCCAGTCAGGAGTCTCCAACTGAGGCCGCGGATGCGGAGCCGGTTGTTGAGCAAGACAGGAGTGAACCAGAGGCAGAGACAGAGGCTGCTGCAGGTGAAAAGAAGCACAACCCGAAACTTGAAAAGCGGTTTTCGGAACTGACTAAGCAGCGCGAAGCAGCCCGCCAAGAAGCGGACCGTGAGCGTTCTGCTCGAGAGGCTCTCGAAGCGCGTTTAAGGGACATGGAAGCTAAGGTAAATCCGCCGAAATCGGAGGAGCCAGACCCTAAACCAGACCCAACGCAATTCAATGATGCCCTAGAGTATGCTGAGGCTCTGGCCGAGTGGACTACTGATCGAAAGATGCGGGAGCGGGATCAAGCAGAATTGGCTCGTAAAGTCGAGGCGGAACAGTCGCGGATGCGGCAAAAGTTCCAAGAGCGCCTCGATGCTGCGAAACAAGATATGCCGGATTACGAGGAAATGGTTGCATCAAGTGATGTTTCGGTTTCACAACCGGTCACAGACGCAATTATTGAAAGTGATGTAGGCCCACAAATCCTATATTACTTGGCCGAGAATCCAGATTACGCTCGAGATTTGGCGGATAAATCCATCACTTCTCAACTCCGTGCCATCGGGCGTTTAGAGGCTAAATTTGAAAAAATAGAGCCAGCTAAACCGAGCGTAAGAGAACCTGTTGCGAAGAAGTCTAATGCTCCGGCACCGATTAACCCGCTGAAATCCGGCGGCAACCCTAGCGACATTTCGCTAGATGCTGACCGTAAATTTCATGGCACTTACCAGCAATGGAAAGCTGCCAGGTCCGCTGGGAAGATTCGGTAACGGGTAACCTTACAATTAATTTGGAGAATTATCATGGCAAATAACTTGCTAACCATCTCCATGATCACCAACGAAGCGTTGATGGTCTTGGAAAACAGTTTGACCTTTACTGGTCGTGTAGACCGTAACTATGATGACCAATTTGCGGTTGTCGGTGCAAAGATTGGTAACACAGTCAATGTCCGCCGCCCAGGTCGTTTTATCGGTACAACCGGCCCAGCGCTGAATGTTGAGGACTTTAACGAGACTTCATCACCAGTAACCCTCTCAACACAGTTCCATGTGGACACACAATTTACGACTCAGGACCTGTCCCTGTCGTTAGATATGTTCTCTGATCGTGTTTTGAAACCAGCTATTGCTGCAATCGCCAACAAAATCGACTTTGACGGCACAACAATGGCAGTAGACAACACAGCGAATACCGTAGGTACAGCTGGTGTAGTTCCATCTGACATCGCAACATTCTTGACCGCCCAGGCTTATCTGGATGGTGAAGGCGCTCCCCGTGACGGTAAGCGCTCTTGCGTGGTTGATCCCTTTACTGGCGCCTCTATTGTTGGCTCCTTAAAAGGCCTGTTTAACCCACAAGGCACTATCTCTGGTCAGTACGAAAAGGGAATGATGGGTCGCGACACCATCGGTATGAACTGGTATATGGACCAAAACATCGTGTCCCATACTTATGGTTCGTATTCAACCGCAACTTTAGCTACCAACACAGCAACCTTTACTGGTTCATTGACAACTGGCTGGGCTCAGACCTCGACCATTACCATCTCTGCTGCAACCGCTAACGCCAACTTGAAACAAGGCGATACGATTCAGATTGCTGGCGTGTTCGCAGTTAACCCACAAAACCGTCAACCATACGGCGGCAATGTATTGCGTAACTTTGTTGTAACTTCCGATGTGACTATCACTTCCGGCGGTTCAGCATCTGTAACTGTTTCCCCAGCGATTATTACTGCTGGCCAGTTCCAGAATGTGAGCGTTTTAAGTACCTCGTCAACTGCAGTTGTCACACCGTTTAACAAAACTGGTGTTGTCAGCCCACAGAACTTGGTATTCCACCGCAATGCGTTTACCCTGGCTACAGCCGACCTCCAATTGCCTGACGGCGTACATTTTGCAGGCCGTGCAAGCGATAAGGATAATGGCTTGTCGATTCGTGTGGTGCGTCAATACACCATTAACAACGACTCCATCCCAACCCGTTTAGATGTTCTATACGGCTGGGCTCCGCTTTATCCAGAACTCGCCTGCCGCGTAGCAGCTTAATAGGAAAGGAACCTAATCATGTCAAATCCAGGACCAGCAAGTACCCAAACCTCTAACTTCCTAATGAACGGAAGTGCAGCCGATGGTGTTTTACTCGGCATCGCAGGAGGTGAGGTTGGTTTTTACGGCGAGACTCCAGTAGTTCAAGCCGCTGCAATTACATCTTTGGCTGCAACTCCAACTACTGCTGAAACGGTAGCTGCTGTTAATGCCATCATTACAGCGTTAAAAAACATTGGCATTACTGCTTAAAATGTTTGTTTGATTGGAAAGGCCACCCCCATAAAGGGTGGCTTTTTCCATTTACGGAGACCGCATGAAACACATTATGATTGCAATGCCGGCCTATACTGGCACAGTCCATATGGGAACAATGCGTTCCTTATTTACCGATTTAATCTCTTTAATTAAAAGAGGCGATAAATTTACCCTAGTAGATGACATTGGCAATGCGTTAATTGCCGATTGTCGAGGCGTAATTGCCACTAATTTTTATCATTCCGACTGCGATGAGTTAATTTTTATAGATTCAGATGTGGCCTGGCAAGCTGGTGCTTTATTAAGGCTGGTAGACGCGCCCGTTGATTTGGTTGCCGGAATCTATCCATCAAGAGCAGAACCCATCAGATACAATGTCCGTTACCTAGATAAACCTGAGTTATGGGCCGATCCAGCTACCGGGTTATTGGAGGTTCAATGCGCACCTACGGGGTTTATGAAGATTAGTCGTAATTGCATAACAAAAATGATTGAGGCCTATCCAAAGACAGGATTTCACCATGAATGCAAAACAGAGCAGTTTTATCCATTATTTGACTATATTTATAGCGAAGAATTGAAATATAAATTTGGCGAAGATTATTCTTTTTGTATTAGATGGCGAGATATTGGCGGTCAAGTATGGGTTGATCCAGAGATAGAAATGGGTCACATAGGACTAAAATGTTTTCAAGGACACTTTGGAAATTGGCTTAAAAGTAGGATAATTGAACAAACTTAACCATAAGGATTAATCATGGATTCCCTTAAAATTCTTTCCCCAACTTATCGGTTGGACCTTACAACTTCCGCGTCAGCTGCTCTGCAATTAATACCCGATACGCCAACCCTGGCATATCGCGTGGCCATCCTAAATACTGGTACGGGTACTGCAGCCATTACTTTTGGCACAACTGATTCCAATATGGCAACGCCAGCGATTGCGTCAACAGGCGGTAGCGGCTCATTTATTTTGGCTCCAAGTATGTTTTTGCCAATCATTATTGATTGCCCA